TAAAATGTTGTGCGAGTTGGCAGAGTCGTTGCCGTATGTGGCTGTTTGGAATCGCATGCCAGACACTTCAATGCTTTGCGGAGCATATTGTGCGCCGCCGGTGCCAATGTCACTGCCTACTTGTTGCAAGCTGTCTGCTGTGCGTACCACGTATTCAGGCAGTCCTGCAGGTTGTGGATCCCAGTAACTGGTATTTGAGATTGCTGTGCTTACAGGTACAGCAGCGATAGAACGAAAATAGTAAGACCCGCCCGATCCTGGTGGATAGTATACCAACACGCCAGTGTCATAAGGTATGGCATTGGTCCAAGTTTCCACAGCAAAGTTGATAATACTTGAGTTGGGACCTTCACCGTATAACTGTGCAAATGGCGGAATCTTGATAGTATCAGAGATCAAGTATGTGCCAGCAGGGAAGAACAAACTTCTGCGAACCTGTGTGTTGGTCTGACGACAGAACAACTGGAATAACGCTCGATTGATGGCAGCAGTGTCGTCTGTTACTCCGTCGCCTGTTGCTCCAAAGTCTGTGACCACAGCATAGCTGTCCAGTCTACTCTGCAGGCTCTGACTAACAGGTGATCCTGATGTGGCACCTGTTTGAACGTCATAACCAGCGGCAGCACCTTTGTAGGTATAAGCCGTGGTAAATTGCAAAAGATCCGAAAACTCAGTAAGGATTTCAGTGTTGCCTACTACAGGAGCACCTTCAGTTAATTCACCATTGCCAATGAACAGTTGACGGGTGTCCACAGCCCAGCCCAGTTCTGCGCCTGCTAACGGCTCAGGCAAGTCTTGTGCTAGACCTTTTCGTTGTGTAATTCTAGATATTTGTAAAATGGCCACGGTGCGTCCTCAATAGATCACGTATTTAGCAGATAGAACTGCTCGAGGCGGCGCCACCAGAGGTCTCTGTAACGGTCAAATTCTGCACCTTCCAGCACAAACTCTTGATATTCTGGGGGTTTGATAATGTTGAATTGCTCATCCACATCGGGTTTTACACACATCAAAATCACGCCCTTGCGTATGCGTGTGCCATGCAATTCATTGTGTGCTTCGGCATAGGCACACAACTGTAAAAAATAGTCTTCGATCCACTCACGCTTTTTGGGCTTGTTGCTTTGTTTATAGTCTAGAATACTTTCATCATTTAAATGTATTCCTGCACCGTCGGTGGTGCCAGCATATATGCCGGGAAAATACAAAGGAACTTCAATTCCCCAAAACTCGCTCACATTCTTCAGTCCCTGTTCTACCACTACATGTGCCATGGCATGGCTGGCCCATGAGAAAGGATTGCTGGTGCGTTCTTTGATTTCACCTGTCTTTACATAGTCTTCAAGATAGGTATGCATGCGTGTGCCACGATTGGCAGCTTCTGTGGTGATCTGCTGTGCCTTTTGTTCGCCCACTGCCCGGCGCCAATTGGCCAGAGCAATACGACTTTCAGCAGGCTTGGTCTTGTCCAGTATGGTTGTTACACTGGGCAACTTGTTGCCATCGGGTGTGGCATAAAATCTCTTGCCATTTACTTCCACACGGGGAATGGGTTTATAGTCAAATTTGGGGTTGTACATTAAGGGTTCTATAAAATGACACAGTTTTTAATACTTCGCGCTGAAATGATTGTTCAGTATCGGTACGATCATGTATTTCTTGATATAAGGTTTTATCAGTGTCATCTAATATATTATACAGTCTATCATTGAGAATAGCAAATGATTGCTGAGTCTTTTTGTCAAAATAGGCTGTGTGAGCTAGGAATTTGTTCCAGTCATTGTGGTCCTCGGGCATGTTTTTTAATTCATCAATGGTGCTGGCTAAAAAATTAAACATTACTCTTGTGTGATCCGGGTGTGTACGAAATATTTCGTGTTGTCGACATTGTGTTAGCAAAGCAATCAACGGTGCTCGATACTTTTTGGGCAGAGCTTCCACGTCAAGATGCCAGGTGTGTTCAGTGAGATTGATTGGCTGTATCTTAAACGCAAACCCACGTTGGTTGAACCATGTGTGCCAATAGTTTAACCAATCCTCAATATAAAAAATATTGTTCAAACTAAACACAGGTGTCAGTAGGCATTTCCATGCAGGCACCATGGTTTTGTTGATGAACTTCATGCGATACCTGATCAAGGTATCTAAATTGCTTTCAATCTTTTCAAATCGGGCTGGCCACCGCATGTAGCGATAATTTTCTCCCACAGAATCAATACTTAAATTGATATCCACTGTTTTAAACTGCGATAATCTATTCAAGAAATCATCACTGGGCCGAACTGTGAGTGCGGTGGTCACACGAACATTTATTCGGTTGGCAATGCCTTGATCAAACATCCAGTCCATGAGTTTGCGCATGCCTGGTTGCACAAGACTTTCGCCACCAATGAAATGCACATAAAAATGTTCCACAGCAGACAACTTTTCTAGTATAGTTGTGGTGATCAATTCCCAGTGCTCAGGACTTTCGCTAATGTCTACTTCATATGCTGTATTAACATCTGAATTTGTGATTTTGGCATAGGTAGAGCTTTCTGTAGCACTACAGCTTCTGCAGGCCAGGTTACAAAAATTGCTGAACTTTACTCGTAGTTCGTATTCCACCAAGGATCGATCACGAACAAAATTTTCCAAACGATCTTCGATATAGCTGATAAACCCCACAATGCGTTCTGAATTGCCGCCGTGTTCTTCTTCTGCACGACAACGAAAACAAGCATCGGGCCATTCACCTTGATTCTGTTGTTGTTTTATTTCTGCAAATGGATCAGGGCCTGGACTAGGCACAAATATTCTAGCATCTAGATTACAGCAACAGGTTTTGTACACTGTATCAGGCTGAAATTCTGAATAACGTGTGTCTAATGTAACATAAGGAAATATACACAGCGTGGGATTTTGCTTGGCCCAGAGCAGTCTGCGATCTACTAAATTTTGCAAGTGCTGTGGCATCATACTCGAAAACTTTCTCCGCATCCACATCGGTCACGTTCGTTAGGGTTGCGAAACTCAAAGCCTTCGTTTAATCCATTGCGCACATAATCAATCACCACGCCTTGCAAATACGGGCAACTCTTGGGATCTACAAATATAGTGCAACCTTCACAGTCAATGCGTTGGTCTTCGGCCAATGGAGCGTCTACATATTCCAACACATAGGCCAGTCCTGAACAACCTGTGGTGCGCACACCCACGCGAATACCTTGGCCACTGCCACGGCGGTTAATGGTCAGTTGTATTTTTCGTGCAGCCGCTTCAGTTAATGAAATCATGTTTCTTACGATAATCTTCTACTGCCGCTTTGATGGCATCTTCCGCAAGTATTGAACAATGAATCTTAACAGGGGGGAGGGCAAGCTCATCAGCAATTTCGCTATTTTTAATCGCTGCCGCCTGGTCAAGTGTGCGTCCTTTGACCCATTCAGTAACCAGCGAACTTGACGCAATCGCCGAGCCACAGCCATACGTTTTAAATCGTGCATCTGTGATTACTCCATCTTGTACTTTTATTTGTAGTTTCATTACATCGCCGCAAGCAGGTGCGCCCACCATGCCGGTACCAATATCAGTATCAGTCTTGTCAAAAGATCCCACATTCCTGGGATTTTCATAATGATCTACAACTTTGTTTGAATATGCCATGACAGTCCTTTAAGGTATTATACTGTATACAATGCCTGAAGTCAACCAAATGCTGACTTAGTTTGGTTAAACGCCGCGGTCTCGATTCATTGCCGATTTGGCAGCACTGGCCACAATGTCCTGTGCTTTGTTTACAGGCATGGCAACTGGTTCGGCAGGTTCGCCTTTGCCTTTGAATATGATTTCTTGTGCATCAGGAGTCATGGGCTCCAGTACCCCACTCAAAGGTGGTTGTCCCACAATTTCTTCAATGTTGTCAGGTGTGACATTGATACCCAGGCTTTGGGCCAGACTGATAAATGCGTCACGAGAGATTTGCTTTTGTGCACCTTCGTCGTCGGCACGGCCAGCAAGAAAATTAACCAGCCCTAACAGTTCATCAGGGCTGGGAGTTGAGGATTCCGTTATGAATTCACGGAATCGCATTATCTACGTGCTCGTCCTAGCCCAGCGCCGCCAACGGCTGCTTCAGGTTCAGCAGGCATTTCAGCAGGCATTTCTCCGCCCATGTCAGGCGCAGGTGGTGCCATACCAGCAGCTGGGTCCACTGCGCCCGGTGTTGGGCTTGCCATGCCAGCGTCAGGTGGAGCAGCTTGTCCAGTGACCACACCAAGTGCTTGATCCAATGCAGCTTTGGCGCCTTGCAAGTTTTGTACCAGGCCAGCAAGTGCGGCTGTGGCATCTGTGTTGAATTGTGTGGCTTGATCAATGCCCACTTGGTTCTTGATTGAGTCTACTAGAGCTGGCAATTCTTTGAACTGTAACTCAGTGACGTCTTCCAACATGCCTTGCATTTTGTCAACCATGTCTTGTGCAGCCAACACCACTTGAGCTTGTTGAACTTCGCTTTCGTTTAGACGTCGCATAGCACGACGCAGTCGGCTTTCGGCCTGCATCATGGCAGCGCCAGCAACCAGTTTCTGCTCTTCAGGATTGAGTGTTTGACCACTTTGACTTTTCTTCAAAGCAGCAGCCAATTTAGGATCTTTCACCTGCACAGTGTTAGGTTGTGCTGGCTTGGCACCAGGTGCGACAGGAGCAACTGGCACAGCTTCTTCAGCCATACGCTGTGTCAAGGCCTGTTCCATCATTACCAGTTTGAGGTAACCTGGATTTTGTTGGCTTTGATATCTGTTGCTACCTGAACGGTGCTCACGTAGCAAACCTTGCACACGTTGCAACAGGTGCTGAGTTTGACGCGATGTTAAACGGTCAAACTCAATGTTAGAACCAAAGTAACTTTCGAAAACTTTAGCGATTTGTTTTGTGGGCGACGGAGCGGCCAGTTCTTGCAGTTTCATTTGAGAATCCTCTAATTTGCATATATTTAGCCGAATTTAAACATTTCTCTAATTCGGCATCCAAGGCAGACAAGTAGTCTATTTTGCTTTGAATTTTGGTGGAAACACATTCATAGAAATCTTCACGATTGCTACGGCGAGCCAGTGTTTGTCGGCAGTGTATATCTGCCGCTAGACTGTGTTTTTTGGTGTCTAGCGTGTATATGTGACGTGCTAGATTGTGTTGGTTGTGTTGATCAGCAATGCACCAGCTGATGGCACTGCGTCGACTCCCAAACACAATGTTGATATTTTGATTTTTAATTTCAACTCGGAACTTGTGATCAGTGGGTATGATACTGTATTTGCCAAAAGCAATAATTCCGCCGTGGCCATCATCAACAATTAATTTGCTGGCCAAATTAGCAATTTCGCGACTGGCAAATTCTTCTAATTTCTTTTGTTTGTTCATTTAATCACGTAATGTGTTAGCAACCAGCCAACTGTAGCAGTTAAGAACCCAATAATACCAATGCCCCAGGCAATCAATTGATTGTTGCGTTTTTCAGCCATGGACTGCACTGCTGTTTTGATAGATTCGATGGAGGCAGATAAACCTTCGATCTTTTCGTCTAGAGTTTCCAATTTGGTCTCTAACAAACGATAACGTTCGGCACACAGTTCAACGTGCGCTTCTAGACTTTTCTTTTCAATATCAGTGGTATCAGCCATGGGTTACTCCAATGACGTATTTATGGGTTCAAACCAAATGTTCTGATCTGGTCCAGCAGTGACCAAGGTATATTGATCTGTGAGTGTTTCCGTCAGTCCAGTGAGCATAGGTACTCCAGCACACTCTGTAACCAGTCCTGACAAATCAGTATCGTAGACTTCTGCATGCTCTACTGAGAATTCAAAACGCCATTCACCTGGTGCACTGATCACAGGTTCCACATCAAATACCTGTGTGCGCAGGCTGATCAACTGATTTAGTGTTTCCCAGTTACGCTGCTGATTTCTGGCAAATGTCCAGGCCTGTTGATTTTCAATTGTGTTCCCAGCTTTGTCCACAAAAGGCACCTGGCTGGGTCTGTAATGTCCAGTGACACCAGTGGCCGAGCAATCAAAAAGAGTTCTACACAGTATTCGCATTATAGGAGTATTTAACGGCCAACAAAAAACCCAGGATATTTCTAACCTGGGTTTGTTGCTTAATCAGTAATTGATTAGGAAGTAGCCAATTTGAAGCCTACGCTAGCAGCACTGTTCAACTGGAAACCAGTGTAAGTGATGTTGGCAGCAGACAAGAATTCAGCAGCTGATGTGTTGGTGCTTGCGTTGGCAAATGCACCTGTTGGGAATATGCCAAAGCTGATCAGTGTGCCGTCAACTTGATACATAGCCACTGTGCATGTTTGTTGCACAGCTTGAATAACGTTGGCCACGTATTCTTGCACGTCTTGTTGTGTAGAAACTGAATTGTTAGCAGTTACAGTGAAGAAGTCTAGCTTGGGACCAGCCAGGTTCACTGGTGTTGCTGCGGTAGCTGCATTGGCTGCAACTGGTTGACGAACGTCAATAGCGAATACTGGTTGTGCATCGCCGTTTACTGGGGTAATATATGCCATGATTGTTTTCCTTTAAGTTAGTGGGTTTTAGCCCTACACTTATTTATGTCTTTGGCAAAAATCACGTGGGCTGAGGGTTATTTCTCTGACGATTTTGAGCAGCAAATGCGTTGGGATCAAAGCGATTCACAGCCTTGGCATAGCCCGCAGGCGTGGCCATAACCCAACCTTCTTGTCCTGGATGCTCTAGATCTGCTTGCCGTAAGATGTCCATCTTTAGATCATGCAATAGCAAGAACGCTGTAAATGCCGCTGCCAGCGCAGGGGTGTTGCTGGTAGGACTTTCCAGGTATTCCACAATGTTGCGGAACTTGCTGGGAGTTACTTTGGTCTGTAACCATTCACCAAACTCAGGCAATAGTGTTTGCGGATTTAGTGGAGCGCCAACCTTGGTATTGATATAGTCCACGCATAGTTTGGCAAGGTCAGTGATTTTATGTGCTCGCAGTTCTACAGGATTAAACAGTGTGGCAATGGCAGCGCCATCTGTACGAATCAGTTGTTTGAGTTCTTTTACTTTGCCTGGCTCAGTTACCAAGGCTCGTGGAGTTGCGGGACGCTCTAGCATGAGGCCAGGAACTTCATTGAATGTCACACCTTTGAGTGGCTGGCGTGCATCACCCACATCAGAGTACATGCTGTGTACAGCAATACCAATGTCGCTGTTGCCAATGCGTTGTCCCAAGTTACTTCGGGCTGGAATTTTGTACTCAACAGTGTTGGGACGGAAAACATAGTTACCTGCAATCTCTGGAGGGGTACTCATGTACAGTAGATCGCCTTTGACATAGCCTCGAAAGTTTGCGGGCAAACTTGCTTCAAGTACTGGAAATAATTTTGTGTACAAGTTAATAATACCAGTGCGATCGCCTTTTCTTGTGTTCTGAATCTGCGCCATCATTTGGGGACTTGTGGCAAGACCATCGTAGCCTTTGGCTTCGAAGCCGGACCCGTCGGTCAACACAAACTCGCCTGTGGCAGGTTTACGACCCCAGATCACAGCAGGCATACCGTCCCACTTGGCAGTGGTAGTTCTAGGGTTTTCTGTAGCATGTCGCACAATTTCCAGGGCGTTTTTGATACCTTGTGTGCCTTGGCGGAACACAAGATCTTCCAGGTGCTCAATGCCTTTGGCTCTGCCGCCCACACCTGGCTCTTCTGCTTCTACCAAGGCAACATAGCCCTTGTTGACAATTCGATCACGCAAGCGTCCCAAGAAGCCCACATCATCCTCGGCCACAGGCTGTTGTGGCTCTTGCAGGCCTTCACGTGCTAGGTATTCACGAAAATCTTTTAGTTTGACTTCTCGGTCAGGATCATTGCTGAGTGCTTTGTAAATGCTTTCTACGTTCTTTAGATTCTCTCGAGAGAATGCAGGACCCAGTAATACTTTGGCCACATAGTTGGGGTCTAGGCCGCCTTTGACCAGCTCGTTTGTTTCACGGCTAATCATGCCATTGGCGCCTACTTTGAGTCCTTGAACCTTGGCAAGACTGCTCATTAGCACATTGCGATTCATGCCTTTGTAGTTAGAGCCTTCTGCGCCGCCGTAATAGAATGTGCCCCAGTCCAAGTTGGGAAAAAACATAAAGTCTGTTTGTACATAACCTTTGTTGGGGTCGCCGGCAATGGGAGTGCGGAAATGAACTTCTCCGGCTTTTTTAACCCATTCACGTGGATCAAGTCCCTGACTGGTCACAATTTGCTGTAGTGCTGATGCCAACTGATCTTTGTTGACTTCGCTGAGATCCACGGCAAGATCCAAGTCTCCAGATGTGGGCTTGCGACCTGTGGATCCCAACCAGCGTTCTGGAGGGAATTCAATTCCCAAGATGTTTTCAATATAGGCAATGGTAGCAGGCACGTCCGCTTGATTGATGCGTTGTGTCAGTGGCTGGCCTTGCTTGTCCTTGAACACATTGCCGCCTTCTAATAGTTTAGTTAATGATTTCATTATTTAATTGTCTTAGGGTCAATACCAACAGCTTGCACGGCTGCAACATGCGCAGGATTTGTTGGATTGTACGGCCGTCCGTCAACCATTAGTTTGCCGCCAACGCGGTTGACTAATGGTGTTTCACCAGGACCTTTTCTATTGCCAGCCCCTTGGCTAAATCTTGCTATGCTTTTGGCACGTTGAATACTGGTGGCCAGGGGTAGCCAGACATTGGCTCCAGGATTGGGTTTCTGTGTGTCAGCAATGGCAGCAGTAATTTGTGGCTTTAATTGAGTGTTTAAAAAGTTGGCTTGACCGGACCCATCGTCTTTCAATTCACCAATGTCAAATCCAGCCAGTGTGTTCAAAAACTGATATAATTCTTTTTCCAAGGCAGCTTGATCAATTTGCGCTGCTGATGTAACAGGATTTTTTGTTCTAGGATCAACCGATTTCAACAGTAGTTGTTGCACATTTTGTGCCCAGCGTTTTTGCATTTCTTTAGCCAGTGGCGCCAATAACGATTTACTCATTTCGCCAGCGGCACCTTGACGTAGATTGCCAGCAACCGGTGTGCCTGGTTCTAGATTTTGATCCAAGGGATTGGCCACTCCTGCTGATTTGTACAGCATGTTGGTAAGTCCAGACACTACGTCTTCCTGTATTGGCTTGCGGGTTATTTCATGAATCTGCATTGGTTTTCCTAACGGATCTGGAAAACTTTCCAGCATCTTTTGTTCTTATGGCATTGAGCAATTTTCTTGTGAGATTTTCTGCTTGTTCGGCACCAAATTCATGTTCTATTTGTTCTACCAGACGTATGGCGCTGGCAATGATGTTGTCGGCCCGTGATTCAATTATCAGGCGACGATCACGCTCAACATACATTGAGTCTAATTCTTCTAACAAACTACGTGTCTTTTTTTGCATTTACTCAAGAACCTTTGGATTATTTAGTGCTTTTGGAATTCTAATAAATATCTGTTACTGCTTTTTAAAGCCAAGGAACACAAATGACCAGTCAAATCAACCCATCAAATATCGACGCTACATATCCTGTAGCAGGGCAACCCAATAACACACAGGGTTTCCGCGATAATTTCACTGCCACACAGACCAATTTTGGGTATGCCGCAACTGAAATAACAGATTTACAGAACAAAGCAGTATTAAAGGCAGCATTGACTGGCACTACTCTAGACAACAACATGAATGATGCACTCATTTATGCTGCCAAGATACAAGATTTTAGCGCAACTGCAGTGAATCTCACAACCACTTCGGGCCCAGTCACAATAAATTACACTACCGGGCATTATCAAAGTCTCTCCCCATCTACAGGAAGTGTTACTTTGGGATTTACCAATTGGCCCGCAAGCGGTAGTTATGGTTATATTAGATTGCGCATCATTGTTACCAATACCGCTTACACAGTGACCTTGCCTTCGCCCAGTACAGCAGCTGGACCAATCGCAGGATTCCAAGGACTGTCAGGAGATATAATTACTTTTGCAGCCACCGGCACGTACGAATTTGGATTTAGCACAGTAGATGGTGGCACCACCATTACTGTGTTTGATTTGAATCGTCCTTTGCTGGCAGCCGAAGGGCAAACCATTGGGTATCAAGGCGCCAGCGGTACTGGCGGCACAGTAACACAAGCAACCAACAAAGCCACAGGCGTAACACTAAACAAGCCTGTTGGACAAATCACGCTGAACAATGCTTCGTTGGCAGCTGCTACCACAGTGAGTTTTACCTTGACCAATTCCTACATTGGCAACACTGATCTGTTGGTACTCAATCAAACCAGCACAGCCAACGCAGGAGGTTACTATTTCAATGCAATCTGTAACGCAGGTAATGCACAAATTTCTGTGCGCAACATCATGGCAGCATCTGCCAGCGATGCAGTGGTCATACGTTACGCTCTAGTCAAGGGTGAAATAACTTAATCAATTCCCATAATTCAGGAAACGTCTTGGCTAGATCTTGTTTGCGCAACAGATCTAGCTTTTTTGTTGTGCTCCAAAATTTTGCCCACAATTCAGGTTGATTATCTAGTGGCATGTCCATGAAGTCTAGTATGCTGGCCACCTGGTGCCCTGCTCCTTCAAGGTGTGTTCTAACATGTTGTTTCACAGCATCAGGTAACACACGCACATTGATGTGTTGTGGATGATGCACCATGTTAAAGAAATAGCCTATGCCGCGCTGTCGAAAATACTGTTCAATTTTGTCAAGATATAAAATATTGTAAGCACACACAGTGACAC